ATCAACAACCGTGACAAACAGGGTAATGTCTTTGTACCTTGGACAACCCTCACCAATTACCCAGTACAGGGCACAGGTGCCGACGTAATGATGATCGCTAGGGTATCATTAGCCCGACGACTCAAGACGCTTGGCTGGCCTGTTCTACTTGTTTCTACGGTTCATGACTCCATCGTGATTGATGCACCCGATGAGTATCTAGAGCGTGTTTCAAACCTGATGTACCAAGTCTTCGATGATCTTCCTGCTAACATCAAGAAATTATTCGGCTACGATTGGTGTGTCCGGATGGATTGCGAAGTTAAGTATGGCAAGGATATGAAAAATATGTCGAAGTTCAAAAGAACAGACAAATGAGAGCAAAGTATAGACTAAACTGGCCTATTAAATCAAAACTAGAGGAACGATCTGTTCCAATACCAGAGACAGGTTGTTGGGAATGGATTGCAGGAAAGGATAGAGCAGGTTATGGAAGAATTTGGGCAAAGAAGAACAGAACTGCTCATACGGTTTCATATGAAACCTATGTTGGGGCTATTCCAGAAGGTATGCATGTACTTCACAACTGTGATAACCCAGCCTGTATTAATCCAGACCACCTCTGGCTAGGCACACATGATGACAACATGGCCGACAAAGCCAAGAAGAAGCGCTACCCAAAGAAAGGCCCAGATGGGCGATTTATGGAGAAATTCAAGAGGACTGATAAATGAGTATATTTAGTCATTGGGATGAAGACAATGAAGAAGATGATTGGGAGGGTACACAATTATTCCGACACTGGCGTGAGGATGAAGAGGAAGAATTTCGTCCATATGCTCCAAAAGATGATGAATAGGTGTTGACACACCTGTATTTTTCGTGATATAATATAAGTATAAGCTATAGAAATTTTGAGGTTGCTACCCATCGGTAGCTGCCTAATCGAGGCTTCGTTCACTGAGCCAGCATAGCGAATCAGTGAACATCTAAACCAATCTCCTAAGAAGGAAAATATCATACAAATTCAAATTCTGAATGTTATCCCTACGCAAGTCCCCTCCCCAAAGAAACCCGGCACCACCTACTCGCAATTAGAAGTTGCATACAAGAACCTGACCTTCCAAGGCAAGGTTGAAGGTCGCAAACTCGTAGGTTTCGGTCCCGGTAAAGCTGCATTCGATGTGCTGAGTAAAGCCAGTGCTGGTGAAACTTACGAAATTACCGTCGTAAAAGAGGGCCAGTATAACAACTGGACCAACGCTGTAAAGTCCGACGGTGCTGCCTCTTCGGTCCGTTCCGCCTCTACCAGCGGTGTCACTCCCACTACTAGTCCCAAATCCACTTACGAAACCCCGGAAGAGCGTGCCAAAAAGCAAGTATATATCGTGCGTCAAAGTAGCCTTAGTACTGCTGTTGACCTTCTATCTGTTGGTAGTAAGTCCCGTCCAGACGTCAAGGAAGTTATCGACGTTGCTTCCCAACTGGAAGCTTATGTCTTCGGTAACAACGAAGTGAAGGTTGGTGCTGATGCATATGTCCCTGCTCAACCGTCGGACCTTGACGATGACATCCCATTCTAACAACGACTATTGGGATATGTGCCCTTATTGTGCGTACGAAGGGTACAGTGCAGAGTTAGGGTATTGCTATGAGTGTGGCTATGATGAGGGAGTAATCCCCGGTATTGAGGACTTCGATGATGAACTATGAGAAACGTTTGATTAATTTCCTGAAGGCAAATCCCAATATTAGGATGACTCCTAAGATGATTGCTGGTATCTGGAAACGACGTCATCTTGACGTCGCAGAAGCTGCTGTTCAATTGGCTGCACAATCCAAGCTTGTGTATGTTGGTAACTACATCAAATTGAATACCATGTGTGACGGTATTGGCGGTGCTTGAGCATTCCGATGCTTTGGCTATTGAAAGCCTCTTAGCCAAGTACCATGAAGAGGTGTGGGATACCGCGCAGAGTGATAACCCTGATTATGATTATGCAGGAAGGGAGACGGCCAAAGAACTGGTTGCAAGTATCCATCGTATAATTGATGAACGTGATAAAGCGAAGGCTAAACTTCCAACTATGCCTCAAGTTGCTATCACTTCTTGGCAGCGTTGTAACGTAGTTTGATCGCCCTCATTGACGGCGACATTGTAGCTTACCGCTCCGCGTCTTCTTGTGCCCCTACCAAGGCCAAGCCGGAGCGGGAGGCTCTTGAGTTTGCCATTGCCAGAGCCGATGAATGCATGCACCGTATCCTGCACGCTACGAATGCGCGTGAGTACAAGCTGTTCATCGGTGGTGGCGAAAACTTCAGACATCAGATTGACCCATCCTACAAAGCCAATCGTCCTGCCGAAAAAGATATCTGGCTTGAACCTGTCCGGGAACTTCTAGTCACAAAATGGAAAGCTCATATAGCTGACGGTATCGAAACTGACGATCACCTTGGTATTGAGCACTCAGCAGATAATGGCCAAGAAACTGTTATCTGTAGCATTGACAAAGACCTCTTGCAAATCCCCGGTAAGCACTACAACTTCGTCAAGGACGAATGGATGTATGTGACTCCACTGGAAGGATGGGCAAACTTCTACACTCAACTTATTATGGGAGATCGCAGTGACAATATTCAAGGTTTTGATGGCAAAATGCGCATCACTGTTCCTAAATTTCTGCAACCATATGTATCTGCTATTCATGAATCTTGTAGCACTCCTTGGGACATGTATCAGGTCGTTTCGGGAATTTATGAACTTGGTGAAGAGTCGATGCTTCGGAACGCCAAACTCCTGTACATCCTGCGACACGAACAAGACGAATTCAACTGGCCAGTAAATGACCCACAATCTGTGGTGTGATTGTGCCCAATGTGAAAAACAATGGGCTGAGCAGGAGAAGTTCGATCATGAGGGTGCTGTAGAAACTTACGAGTATGAGCAGGAAAAAGAATTGGATCAACTTTATGAAAAGGATGGATGGTGAAGTTTCCTTTTAATGCCCATACACGGGCTGGCAGCGTAGTAACAATCACCGGGTATTACAAAGGTTACGACCGGCCTTGGGTTGGTATTATTGACCTTGATCTAGTAGATGCCCATATTAATTATCCAGCAACTTGGATGGAGGGTGGACACTATATCTCGAACGAAATCGAAAGAGCCTTCGACCTCATCGATCTACCGCAGTAAACTAGAAGGGAAAGTGGCGGCTTTGCTGCCACGGGTGGAATATGAAGTGGAGAAGCTGAAATATACAGTGCCAGCTTCCAACCATAAGTACACCGTGGACTTTAAAATTGGTCCCAAGAGCTACATTGAAGTAAAAGGCTATCTCAAAGCAAGTGAACGCAAGAAGTACCTACTGGTTCGGGATCAGAATCCAGATGTCACCTTGCGGTTCTTCTTTGATAAGGCCAACAACAAGATATACAAGGGTTCACCTACAACCTATGCAGACTGGTGTGAGGCTAATGGATTCGAGTGGACTGATTTAAGCAAAGGTTTGCCACCTGAGTGGCTGGAGAAAAGAAAATGAAGATCAATCACAGCGTCGAGCTTGAAGATGGCTCGTACACCTATCAAGGTAATATCACTGGCAAGGAACTTGAGTTCTTTGTGGAGTATGCAATCAACAATCTACTGGCACAGGGAGCGTTGCCCTTCCTAACGGAAGATGGTGACACTGTTAAATATATGGTAGTACCTGAGACTAATTCGGAGCAATAATGCGATCTACTGATGATGAACTGCACACTCGTTCTGTATTAGATGATGTGTTCAATGAGCGAGATCGACAAGTCAGTAAATGGACTGGCACGTTTAACGACGATGACTACACGCCCTTTGATTGGCATGAAATGATTGCCGATTATAATGCTTGGGCACGCCGTATGATGACCATGAATAGTCCTGACAAAGCACGCCGTCGTTATATTCAAATCGCTGCCTTGGCAGTTGCTGCTGTGGAGGCACTAGATCGGAAGGAACAACAATAAAGCATCTAGTCATTCCCGACGTACAAGCGAAACCCGGCCATGATTTTACCTATCTTAATCGTATCGGACGTTATCTTGTGGAGAAACGTCCCGACAAAGTAATCTGCATCGGAGATTTCGCCGACATGCCTAGCCTTAGTAGCTATGATATAGGTAAGAAGTCTTTTGAAGGTCGTCGATACCGTGCTGACATTGAGGCTACACACTCTGCTATGAGTGCCCTGCTAAGTCCTTTGTGGGAGCATAACCGTAAGGCAGCTCGTAATCACAAAGAGCGTTACAGCCCTGAACTGATCCTAACTCTAGGAAACCATGAAAATCGGATCAACCGAGTGGTCAACGATGACCCTAAACTCGATGGAACAATCAGCATTGATGATCTCCAATACGAGTCCTATGGGTTTAAGGTGTACCCTTTCCTTGATGTGGTGGTTGTGGATGGTATTGCTTACTCCCATTATTTTACTACCGGCATTATGGGTCGTCCATGTACGACCGCATCTGCGCAGCTTAGTAAAAAGCACATGTCGTGTGTGGCAGGCCACCAGCAAGGTCTTCAAATCGCTACGGCCTACAAAGCAGACGGAACCCAACTGACCAGCATCATCGCCGGTAGCTGCTACGAACATGACGAGGATTATATGTCCAGTCAAGGTAACAAACACTGGCGAGGCATTCTCATGCTCCATGATGTAGAGGATGGAGCCTTTGACCTGATGCCGGTTTCCCTTAAATATCTCAACAAGAAATATGGCTAACGAACCAACTGGACTTCGATACAACGAAGGTAAGAATCCGTTAGAACTGCTCGATCCCCTCGCACTAGAGGGGCTTGCACGAGTTCTAGAGTTCGGGGCGACTAAGTACGCCCCTCACAACTGGCGCGTGGGTTTGAAGTACAGTTCCATTATCGGCTGTCTGATGCGTCACCTGTTCGCTATTCTGAAAGGTGAACTTATCGACAAGGAAAGTGGACTGCCTCATATTGACCACGTTGGGTGTAACTGGATGTTCCTGTCGTATATGATGAAGGCCCGTCCTGATCTGGACGATCTCTGGAAACCTAAAGATGGCACAATCTAAAGCACGTAGCTGGAAAGAAGCATGGACTAACATTGCAATTGGGTACTCTATCAACTTTGTAGCCAATCTGCTGGTCTTCCCTCTGTTTGGGTATAATGTGACCGTGCATGATAACCTCATTATCGGGGTTATCTATACGTTTATCAGCTTGGCCCGACAGTATGTGATCCGACGCTGGTTCAATAAAGGTGACGATGAAAACAAGTGATATTGAAGTGAAACTCATTGACTTCATGGGGACTGACCTCTCTGTGGTCAATGCAGCACGAGTGAGCTTCGACAAAGAGAGCGAGTGGGGTTTGGAGGTAGTTGGCTCTGAAATGTTTGAGGGTGAAGCTGTGATGCATTATGGTGCTGTGCTCAAACCTGGCGATGTTAATCTGATTAATTATCTGGCTAAACATAAACACTTCTCTCCGTTCAACCATGCCTTCATGACATTCCGTGTTAAGGCTCCCATCTTTGTAGCACGACAGCTTGTTAAACACAAATTTCTACCGTGGAATGAAGTGAGCCGTCGGTATGTAGATAGTGAGCCAGAATTTTATATTCCAAAGGAATATAGGGCTAAAGCGGATAATGTTAAGCAGGGGAGTGGAGAGGTGCTGGATGAATCTTCATTCTTAGAGGAAGATGTGGAAGAGCATGTTGACTTCTGCCTGAACTCTTATAACTATCTGCTAGAGACTGGTGTATGTCCTGAACAGGCCCGTATGGTACTTCCTCAGAATACCATGACTGAGTGGATTTGGAGTGGCACTCTTGGAGCATTTGCAGATATGCTTCGTCTCCGACTTGATCCACATGCTCAGTATGAAAGCCGAATTGTAGCTGAAAAAATTAAAGCCGAGGTTGAGAAGCTATTTCCAGTTTCCAGCAAAGCCCTGCTAGGGGCTGACTGAGGCACTACTTAACAATGGTTAAAGGAAATAGTTTAGTGACAGGACATTTGGATTTTGATACTTACCAAGAACGCATTGCAGACTTTGCGGTGTATCCGGAAAAGGATACAGGTAACAAAGGAGAGTTTGCTTATCTGGCACTTGGTCTGACAGGCGAAGCTGGAGAGGTTGCGGAAAAGATCAAGAAATATATCCGTGACGATTTTCTTGATGGTGAATTAGTTGCTAAAGAACTTGGTGATGTATTATGGTATCTAACACGACTGGCAGATGCTCTACGGTTTAATCTACACGATGTAGCAGCATGGAATATTGAAAAACTACAAGATCGACAAGAGCGTGGTAAGTTGCAAGGCAGTGGTGATGAACGATAACATCACCATTCGAGAGATTCAGGAAAGGGCCGCCGAGCGGCTCGATCCTGATGAGCTTGTGGAATTGTTGGACATTAGTAGTGAAGAATTGGTAGAAGCATTTCCGGATAAGATTGAGGAACACTATGAGCAACTCGTACAAGAACTTTTCGACGAATTTGGACAAGATGAAGAAACGTAAGGATCGGCGTGAACACGTTGATGCTCTACAGCGTCGGGAAAAGCTAGAACGGGAAGAGTGGGAGAAGCAGCGTAATCTTCGTGAATACCTGTATGATAAGGGTGAACTTGATGAGTAGGGATTTACACGAAACTAGCTTTAAGTGGTATCCAGAAAAGAAAGCAAATCTTTGTGCCCACTGTGGTGGTAAGTGTGTAGTTTGGTATATGGCAACTGGCCATGACCATACTGATTATGAATACTGGCTGTGTGACTGCAAGGCTGCAAAGGAAACAGGCAAGCCAGCTAGTATGTGTAAATAAGGGGACATATTGGAAGTTAATCGCTTTAAGTCGAGTTTTGCTCGCAACACGTATTTTAATAAATATGCCCAAGGCGCAAATGACACATGGGACGCCCTATGTGATCGTCTTGTTGATGATGTATGCGGTACTCGCGGTGGTACTCTTAACCCACTTATGGGAGAGGATGAGCGTCGCCAACTAGCACAGTTCATGAAGGAGATGAAATTCTTGGCTGGTGGACGCTACCTTTATTATGCAGGACGTGAATTCAAAGCCTACAACAACTGCTACCTGCTGCGTGCAGAAGAGGACACTCGTGAGGAGTGGGCTAATGTGGTTTGGCGAGCTATGTCTTGCCTTACTACTGGCGGTGGTATTGGTATCGACTATTCTATTCTACGGCCTAAAGGCCGGGTGCTTCGACGCACCGGAGGAAAAGCCTCTGGACCGATCCCTCTTATGCAAGCCGTCAACGAAGTCGGGCGTAATGTTATGCAGGGAGGTTCTCGTCGTTCCGCAATCTACGCATCCCTGAACTGGCAGCACGAGGATATTCCGGACTTCCTTAAGTCGAAGGACTGGTCGAATATGCCGATTGGTAACAGTGGCCTAACGGTTGCTGATGCGAAAATGGCAGACTTCAATTATCCGGCACCTCTGGATATGACCAACATCAGTGTCAACTACGACGACCAGTGGCTCAATAAACCTGATCGCCACTTAGATGCTACGTTCATCGAGAACTGCCGACAGGCGATGAAGACTGGTGAACCGGGCTTCTCGTTTAACTTTGGAGACAAAGCGAATGAAACTCTTCGCAATGCTTGCACTGAGGTTACTAGTGCTGACGATAGTGACGTTTGTAATCTTGGTAGCATTAACATGGGCAATATCGACGACATTGACGAGTTCGCTGATGTGGTTCGACTTGCTAGTAAGTTTCTTGTATGCGGTACTCTTCGAGCTGACCTCCCCTACGACAAAGTAAAGAAAGTACGAGAGAAGAACCGCCGCCTTGGCCTCGGTCTCATGGGTATTCATGAATGGCTGCTCAAACGAAAATCACCATATGAGGTAACTCCTGAACTACACAAATGGCTTGAAATCTACCGAGACGTATCTAAATCATCCGCTGATGAGCATTGTGAGAGACTTTATATCTCTAAACCTGCGGGTTATCGCGCCATTGCCCCCACAGGAACGATTGGAATCCTTGCAGGCACTACGACTGGCATTGAACCTCTCTTTGCAGTTGCTTACAAACGACGATACCTTACAGATGGAACCGTCTGGAAATACGAGTACGTCGTCGATTCTACTGCCGACCGACTCATCAAAGAGTATGGGCTAAACCCTGATGACATCGACACAGCCTACAAACTCAGCCATGACTTCGAACGACGAATCAAGTTCCAAGCGGACATTCAAGATTACGTTGATATGTCAATTTCGAGCACCATCAACTTGCCACAATGGGGTAGCGAAGGCAACAGCGAGGGAGATGTTGGACGATTTGCAAGAATCCTTAGCGAGTATGCTCCCCGACTCCGAGGCTTTACGTGTTACCCAGATGGGAGTCGAGGAGGTCAACCCCTAACCGAAGTATCCTACAGCGAGGCAATTGCAAACGTGGGTACTATCTTCGTCGAGAACGACATCTGTGATATCAGTGGAAAAGGTGGGACATGTGGTTCGTAATATTTTTAATTGTCTGCGCTGGTCTGATTATCATGTGGTTGAGTAATCCACGGTGATCCTCTTTCTGACTGATACCTTGACCCTTGGATTCCAGACCATCTTCGGTGCTAATGTAGGCTTTGAGATCATTACTAAAGCTGACTTTGCCAAGACTGGTCTACCTATGAAGTGGTCATTCCTAGTTAATCTGTTTGCTGTACGATTTACTCTGACTCGGTATCTGGAAGAAGAATAAATAAAAAGGGGAGCCAAAAGGCTCCCCGTTCTTTTAACGATGTAGAAACAGATCAGCTTCAGCGGCCCTTCGGTCCACCAATCCCTTCAACACCTTACCCCCTGCCTTGTTCCATTTCTGGAACTCCATCCCCGCCTCCATATAACTACCCGCATTCAGTAGTTTCAAGAGCGTCGAAGACGCGAGATTACCTTCCCCAAGATTAAACGCAAAGTCGCACAGTGCATCATACTGCCCCTGTGTGAGTGGTACATGGACCAGTCGCTTAACTGCCGCTTCCTTGATCCACATATCCTGCCGCAGATATTCATCTGCTTCTTTTTCAGTACAGGTATCCCCCTCTTTCACACCCTTTGTGTGTCCATAACCAATCGTCCAGACACCGACTGAATCTTGATAAGCTTTCAGTCGAAGTGCTTCGAACTTCTTGGTCATTTCATAGCTGGTATATTCCATTACCTTCCTTCCCTAATATTCACAGCGCCACGGAAACCACCAGTGGCATTCTGCAGTTTCTGTTGTTCCTCTTGAGACAGATGTTGATCTCTCATCCAAGTGCTGAATTTACTGACAAAGGAATCTGGAGATTCACCCAACTGTGCAGCTTGTTGGATATATCCCTGAATCTTCGCAGTGGTCAGATTACCACTCATCTGGTCGTACTTGGCCTTGGTCAAGATGCGATCCACCACATCAGCATTGCCCTTCTGAATCTGGCTATCCGAATAGTTCTTAGCCAGTTCTTTGGCCTCACGGATGTTGCGGAACCCAAGGTCACGGCCCGGATGCACAAATGGGAATTGGGTATCCACATGAGTATGCATTTCCCCATCAGTACGATACACACGGCCCTTACCAAAGTTAGGACCAGCAGTGTTGTTCATGTAGAGGTTACGACCATCCGGCTGTTTCTCGGTGAACATCTGATTCTCAAGCACACCCTGAATCGACTGAGGTGCAATCGACTTACCAAGCATCTTAGCAGTAGTCATGTTGGGTTGGACAGCAAATCGACCCGTAGACTGTGCGATATCCAGAACAGCACTACCATATGGAATCATGGCAGTACCAAGATTATCTGGAATCAGATTAGCGTTACTGAATCGAGAAGTCATATCCAAACCAAGGGTACTGAACACACCATGAGTAATAAGCTCAGGAGTATTATGACTGAACAGTTCATTCGTCAGAGTGTCCGGCTTCCCAAGCATATTAGTCACCAACTGATAAGCAGTGTCTGCTTCGTTATATCCGAAGAAGCCCATAATACCTCCGAAGGCTAACGAGGTGGCAAGAAATGCAGCCATAGGCGTGTAACTCTTGATACCATTATCAGCACGAATGCCTTCACGGGTATAGAACG